GAAAAACATTCCTACGAAATCTGCAACTTTCATTGTTGTGGTTCCATCATTGGTGGTTGCATTTGATCGGGCGGCATCATGCCTTGGTCAGGCGGCATCATGCCCTGATCCATTGGGGGTTGCTCCATAGGCGGCATCTCAAACTGCTGGCGCTGTGGTGCGCCGCCAATCAGATCACCCGTATCCATTGCTGCGGCAACCGTACCCATCACAATGTCTTGAATCTGCTCAAAGGTCATACCCGCTTGAACGGCTGAGATACGCTTGGTTTCCGCATCAAAGGCTTTGATCTGCGCCTCATAGTTCTTGCGCTCAATGTCCTGTGCTTCCATAGACTTAGACACGTTTTGCAGCATAGAGTGCATATTCTCCATCTCTTTAGCCATTGCTTGCATTTGCTGCTCGGCGGCTTGAAGGGCTGGGTCTTTGTCACCATCGTCCATGAGTTTTGGATCAATTGTCTTGGCAAAGCGTTTAGCCATTTCTTGTGCGCCTGGCCAATCCATGTTTTTGATAAACAGATCGCCCGCAACCGCCCACAATTGTGGGTTGCCTTGGAGTAATTGACCCATCGACTCCAACGCCTCTTGGCGTTTGGTCATGTAGCTTGGGCCGGTGGTAACCATCACGTCGTAGGTGCCAACACCAGGGTTGTAAATCTTGTCGATTTCAATACCGTTTTGGTCAACAATTCGTTTGACTGGTTCTTGCTGCATGGGGTCGATCTTAGCTGAGTCAGGCTCACCGTCCTCGCCCATAATGCGCGCCACACGTTGCGTGTCGTAAATCTTAGGCACTAAGCCAATGATTTGGCGTGTAATGTGGCGCACGGCTCTAGCCAAGTTATCAACGTAGTGGTATGTGCCGGTATCAGCCTGACGCTCTCGCGCCATGATAGCCTTGCCTGAACGCTCATTGGACGTTTGCCCAAGGCTCGAATCATATTGCCCTGTCGTTGATTTAATATCGTCACTAGCACCCGCTTTGGCTTGCAGCAAGCCGCTTGACGCCATAGGGGGCTGTGCGCGTTGGGGGAGCGGCAATGGCCCGCCCGCACCGTCGGTCACATCAGGGTTAACTTCAAGGTAAGGCCAGTTGGTTGTGTTGGCTGTTTTCCAGTTTTGTTCGTAGCCTTCAAACTGACCGCCGTAGCCAATAAACGGTGCTTTGGGCGCCAAAGCCAGCATCTCTGCTTCTTGGCTCACCCAATAGTTGTACATACGCTGTGCATCCTTGGCATTACGAACGATGCCCGACACATGAATGCGCCCGTCAATCTCAAATTCGTTGCCAACCACCCGCACAACCGGAATCCAATCACCTGCCCAATCGTTATGCTCAAGCACTTCAAAGCCGTTAATCTTGCAATGTTTGACCTTTTTGACGTCCACAATACGGCTCTTGATCGGTTTCATGCCCATCTGAACCATTTGCTGGTCTTCAGGCGAGCCCTTCATGGCGCTAACATTTCCGTAGTAGAGGTTTAGTGTAGCTTTCTCATGCTCGACGTAGTAATAATCGGCAATCCGAATAGTATCTACGCTTAACCAAGGTGCGTAGGATTCGTTACCCACGCTTTGCGCTTGTAAGGACGACACAGGTTGTGCATCCGGAAACATACGCTCAAAGTCTTCGAGCATTAAGTCTTCGGTTACAAAACACCATTGTGCGTCTGAGCCACACGGGTCTTGGATGGTTGGATCCATGTAGACTGAGAATGAATTGCGGATACGCCCGATCTTGATGTTTTGATCAAACGAATTAGGGCTTTCATACTCGGTAAGCAGCCGGATATACCCTTCACCATACGCCACTTGGTTCTCACAAGCGGTGTCATACGCCACATCTGCGTCAGACATATACTCAATGTGACGCACCATGCCGTTGAAAATCTCAGCGACCTCAACGTCAGCCTTGTCGTCAGCGGGGATTACTTTTCCGCTAGGACGATTTTGGCGTTGATCATTGGTGACTTGTCTGACGTGCTGGGGGAGTTTGTTGATGGTAAGGCAGGGGCGCGCGTTGATGGTTTGACCTTGAACCGAGCCCCGAGTAGCCAACACGTCGGCTGGCCATTGGAACTGGTTGTCGGGACTTGCTGCGTAGAATCGAAGATCATCAAGTTCATCCTCACGGCTATCAGAATAGGCGGCAATCGCCATTGTCATGCGATGCAATGCGGTTTCTATGATGTCTTTGTCTTTCATACCAATCCGATTACGTCCTTGTCTTTCATCAGGATCAAATCTTCGTATTTGCGGTCAATTGTACCGCTGTACATGACATGATCACCTACGCTCACCATTAAAGGCCGTTTGGAGTCTTTTTTGCCAGGCCCGACTGCCACGACCACGCCTGTGCGGGTGTCTTCCTCGGGCAGGATTAACAACCCGCTTTGCACAAACGGGTCGGGACGCACCGCAATATTGTCGTGTAGAGGTTGGATCATTTTTTCTTTGCAGTTTTGGCTGATTGTTTAAAGTCTTTGGCAGTCGGGGCGTTTTTTGACCCGACTTTGTTCATTTTCTCGCCCGAGCCCTCTTTAATGCGCTCGCGTTTTGCGTGAATATTTGCGTAGAGTCCAGTTTTCAACATTTCCACCTTTTTAAAGATGCCTTTGCACGTTCGCCGTCTTTGGCATGGGCTGCAACCGCACCCATTCTTGCACAAAAGGACGCCTTGCGCCCCTTATCTGCATCAGTCTTAGGGTTGGGGGCGGGTGCTTTTAGGTTTGAACCGGTTTCTGCATTGTACTTGGCTCGACCTTTGGCGGTAAGCCCAGCACCCTCTTTTGTGGAGAGTTTTTCACCTCGCCCCACAGATAAAGATACCGTTTTCTTAGCCATTATGCACAATGAATGATTGCAAAGTTAAGGACAACAGCCTCAGACAAAGAGCCGCCGCTAATGTTACGCAAGGTAATAGTTGCCGAACCCGCGGCCATGCTAGACACCCAACAGTTGTAAGCACCGGCAGTTGCCGCACCCGACACGTTCAAGATTAGTACGTCTTTAGCTGACAATAAGCTGTTAGTCAGCGTAAAGGTCACGTTGGTCACAGTCGCCAGTGAAGCGTTGTTCATCGTAATCTGACCGGCTGACGTATTTAGCGTCACACCGGTAGATTTGCTAGTAAGCTGAGTGACCGCACCTTGTGCCGGAGTTCCATAACCAATCTCTGTGTCTGCGTAAACAGTTGTACCTTCGATTGTGCTAGGTGTTGCTAAGCCAATAGGCGAATTGTCAACGGTACCGCCAGAGATAATTTGATCGCTATACGCGACACCGATTGCTTGTGTATTAGGCATTTCAAGCTCCCATCCAAGAAGTTTGTAAACTATTAGTTGATTGACTACGGCGCTTTGGTTCTGCGTACTCTCGGTGCGCGACGGGGAATGCAAACGTCACGCATATAGCATCTGCTGCATCAGGCGAGGCTAACCCTCGCGCTTTCATGTCCTTCTTAGACTCTAAAAAGATCGTACCTTTAGAGTCGGGCTTCATTACAGGTGATATTAAATCAGTTTTAAGTACTCTGTCACTAGGAATCGATGCAGTTTTGAGCCATTGACGCATATCACCCCACATCTGAGCCCTTAAATTACCATACATCAGCGGATTTTTGGACTTATTTCCAAAATTCACGCCTCGAATCTTGTACCGCTGCTCTTTTAAGCGGTCAACCACGCCCCCGCCCACGCCACCTTCGTCAATGACCACTAACGCTGGCTTATATTCCTCAATACACTCAATGACATGGCCCACCACGGTCATCGTATCGTCGCCCTTGTAGCGTTTAATGCCGATAATGTCACGCCCTTGGCGTATGGCGATCACGGTCGAGTCCGACCCAAACCGTGCAGGGTCAACGCCCACGATAATAGGGGCGGACAGGTCTTTGAGCCGTGGCCGACGCATGGCTTCGTCAACAATTGATGACGATATAAACTGATCATCCCCCGCTGACGGGAAGTCACCGTAGACCTCGACCGCAGCTTGGCTCGAGTCGGCGCCATATTCGTCAATAATCTGCTGGTACACCGCTTTGTCTGTACCCTCGACCGTTCTTGCGTCCACAATTTTGGTATTCCAAAAGTCACGCTTAGAGTTGTGGCATTCGTAGAAATAGCCGGTGTTGCGCCGAGGGTTTGAGAACGCCAACCAAAAACGGTTGGGCGTGTTCTCTGTAAAGAAGCCAGCAGTCACCGCCCAAATAGCGTCGTCGATACCGGAGGCCTCATCAAAGATTACCATCACGCCGTCGTAGTTGTGAACCCCCGCGTACGCATCAGGGTTCTCGCTTGACCACAGCCTGCCCTCTACCGACCAATAGCGTGTGCCTTTCTTTAGATCACGCTCAACCAACTCTGTCATCCACTTGGCGGGCATGAGGCGTGTGGCGCTGACTTCAAACCAATGGCTGTTGAGTGACATGGCCAACCACTTGGTAATCTCTGCCCAGGTGACTGATCTTAGTTGTGACTCGCTGTTTGCCGAGATGATGGTCGTCGAACCAATGCGTGTGGAGAGCATCCATAAGGTTAACCAACTGACGAGCGCAGACTTACCAATCCCGCGCCCTGATGACGTTGCCATCCTGAACGTGTCAAAGTCAACCTTGCCGTTGTTTTGCTTAATGTGTGCGGTCAAGTCTGACAGCACTTCGCGCTGCCATTTGCGGGGGCCTGAGAAGTGTTCTAAGGGCGTACCTTTCTGACCCCAGGGGAATGCGTAAAGTACAAACGCTAACGGGTCATCCTTGATCTTGGGCGACCAAAGCGCCGACATTAGACGCATCTCTTCGGCGGCGCTGTATTGTGTCGTCTGCATCCGTGGGTTCCATATCTATAGTTAACCGTTGTTCGGCTTGCTCAAGCGCGGTGATGATGCTGATCTGTTGCGTGACGTCCACCTGCACTTGCGTCTTAGCCACCCACGCGTGTTTGTGTTTCAAGAACTCCAACGCCATCTTAGCGTCGCCCGCTAACGCCGCATCACGCACAACTTGCGACATCTCGGACTCTGAATCCGCGCGGCCTTGCATGGCTGCAAGTTCGACCACGGGGTCTAGCTGGCAGAGTTTACGAAATTCCTCGGGCATCATGCCAGCCTTCAACGCCAAGGCGTCATTAGACAGACCAAGACGCGCGGCTTCGTAGACGCGCAACAAACGCGACTCGGTGGCGCGGACTTCGCGGGGTGTGAAGTGTAGAGATAGCATTTTGCGATTGTAGGTCATGTAGGCAATTTATTATATAAAAAAATTTTGG